ATCCTTATGTATTAGCAAAGACATGTCTGTCATTTTAATTTAGCTTCCAAATATACGCTTTTTTAAGAGCCATAACATCGTTACAAATATGTTTTTGTATTTAACTTCGCCGTCTTCTTTTTCATATAAACCGAAGTGTTTGAGTGAACAGTCTGGGCAATAAGATTCCTTGCAAATCCTGCATTTGTAACAGTCTGTAGTTGAAAGTTCTTTTTTGCATCCGGCGCACTTAATCTTCATCGTTTCTCTTTAAGATTCTTCGTACCAGTGGAGATATATTCATACCTTCCATTTTTTTCTTGCCCTTCTCGGTTACCTTGTAATAGAAATGTCCGTCCTCCCCTATAAGCTGGTCAACGATACCCTTCTTCATCAAGCCTATTATAGCCTGTTCCACATCGTTCTGCAACGCATTTCTCTTCTTTTCCAGCATTTTTAAGATTATCGGGGGTTCGTCTAAGTAAAATTCTAGTACATCATAGGATGCCTCTACCCCGTTATGGGAGAAGAAATTATTACTAGTTCCGAACTCTTCCAATTTTTGAGTGTACAGCAAGGCATCATTCAGATTTGAATGCACGCTTAATGGGTCTATAGTTATGCTGTCCGAATCCGGATCGAACGTAACCATAACGATGATGTGGATTGATTCTTTAGGCATTGAAATTTATCTTTAATGTTTCCATTCTATCTTCTGCGTCTGCCAACTTAGACAGAGCCTCGTTGAGGTTGTTATGTAAGTCTCCCGTGCTGTGATCTCCAATTCCCGCTGGGTGATCTAATAGTATTTTTAAGCTAGCGAGTGCTTCTGCTCTATCCTTTTCGGCGTTCAGCTTCAGTGACTTTAGTGCTTCTTCTCTATAACTCATTTTAATTCTCCTATTAATTTCCGTAAGGCCAAGTCTTGGCCAGTTTATCGGTCACGCCGTCGATTTCCACTAACCAACGACCATACTTTCCCGTCTTTCCTGTTTTGATTTTAACGTATCCATCCTTATCTGCGACTACAGAGAGATAGCCTCTACACTTCGCAGTTGCCTTGCTCCAATCTTCGTGTCCTCTCTCTGGCGTATCTACTCCTAGCAGCCTTGTGCGTATTTTAATTTTGACACTAAAACCCAAGTCAACAATAAAGTCTACAGTGTCACCATCTACGACCCTGTCAACCGTTGCTCTGTATTCGTACATCAATCTGTGTCCAATATTCTAATCTCTGGCTTGTAAATAAAATTAGAGTAAAAGGAATAGCTTGCCACGCAAATCATAGAGATCGCAAGTGTAACTAATCCTGCTAATTTTAACGTCTCCACATCTATAGATGTCTTTACTTTTATTCTCTTCTTTTTGGTTACTTTATAACTTGCTTTGGGAGGTTTCCAAGTTGCCTTTTTAACACGGTTTGCTCTCATCATTTCGGTGATAGCATCGTCAGCAGCACGTTGAGTCTGAGACTTCACTCTTGGATCAGTTTTCACAATTCAATTTAAATGCTTCTAGCGTAAACTTAAATGGGTTTCCTTCAATATTCTCTACGAGCGATAACATCTGTTGTGCTATCTCTCTGATCTCAACCTGTGCGTGTTCACTATTTCTTAGCTTTTGAAAGTTAGCAAAGCTACGCATGTTAAATGTAACATCTGCCTGAATCTGACTGCTGTAAGTCTTAAAGAACCTTGCTGACTCTTTTGCTCGCTTGCGTCCCAATACTGGTTCAAGGTCTTTGATACATTCGTGATACAGGCGATTCCCCAGCCTTATATATTTAGCTAGGTTTGCCGCCCAAGTGAGTGGCCCTAGTGGGCCATTTGGATCAAATCGCATAGACCTGTTGGATACTTCAGTGTTTCCCCAGTCATCTGGGATGTAATACTTATCTTCCTTCAATTCTTTATACCTAGCACTCTCAGCATTAAGAGAAGATATTCTATGCTTAAGTATGTGGATATGAGAGGCAATATCAGTATCAATAAGAAAATGAACAATACCCTTCTCGAATGGTGTCTCATGACCATTGCTCCACAACATGTGAATTAATTTAGGAATACGGTTTATCTTTTCATCCGTGAGGTCTCTACTAGTGCTAGTCCATGCACTACAGGCAATTACTTCGTCTGAGCCATAGTGACCCAAAAGTTCAACCTTATTATTCATCGTCAATCTCGTCTGAGTACTTTTTCAAAATATCAACAAAAACGTCTGCATCTACCTCAAACTCTACTTCTCCGTCCTCATCCACAAAGACCTCAACATCGCTATCCTCTTCCTGAGCCAGTCTTTGTAGCCATAAAAAGAAGTCGGACATCGTCTATTCCTCTTTTACGTTATCTAGCAGGGTGCTGGAAGACTCGGTTTTTCCGCCGCCTACATTGTACAGTAGGGAAATACCTCTGTTGTTGCAAAACTCTGCTTCTGGCGTGTTCCCTTCTTTTCTGTCGCCCCCATTCATAAAAATGTAGCCATAGACAAATGGGTCATCTTGATACTTTTTATAAATTTTCTCTATACTCTTGACTACAGATGGGTCGTCATCTACCGACAGTATAGCGTTATCAACTGCTCGTAAAGAACCAGCAATTCTCACTCTCGATTCCTCAGACATGAATCTTTTAGAACCCTTAAGTTCTACCTGCTTATCGTTATTGACAATAACGTATAGCGTATCACAGAGTTCCTTAGCACTCTCTATGTAGTCTAAGTGTCCAGTGTGTATCGGGTTGAAATAGCCCGATATAATACCAACTATCATTCCGTTCTCCCGTAGTCATCTTGGATTCTGATAATGTCGTCTTCTTGACAATCGCCTGTTTGTATCTCTAAAATTATTAGAGGTGTGTCGCCCTCGTTTGCAATTCTGTGTACTTCAAGTTTTTCTATCTCAACTTTGTCCCCAGCACTAACAGTCCAAATTGCCCCTCCTACTTGCATCTCTCCATCTCCGGAAAGGATGCACCAATACTCTGACCTGTGCTTATGTAGTTGTAAACTCAGTCTTTGTTGGGGTTTTACCAGTATCTCTTTTACCTTATATCCTTTTCGGTCAATAAGGTTTCTGAACGAACCCCAAGGTCTTACTTCGTGGCTGATATCTCCAGAATATCCACCGCACGCTGTGATAACTCTGTCTTTTTTATCTACTTCAAGCTGGTGGAACGATGTGCTACCACAACCCCTGCACTCATAGGGTATTTTACCCTCATTCACTTTTATTCCGCAGCAGCTAAGTTCAAATTGTCTCATTACAATAGTTCCTTTAGCTTATTTATCGGCATATTATAGCAGTCAGCTTTAACTTTGAAGTTATTGTTTCCGTCTATATTACCCTTTTTTAGGAATCGAGCGTCTTTGAAATATTCATCTTTCCCGTATGAACCTAAAACCCAAGCTCTGCCCCACCTACCCTTAACGTTCTCTATCCTGACGAATACGTAGTGATCGCATTTTTGCTTGGTATTAAAAGCCGCAACACTACACTCGTAGTAAGGTCTTGGCTCAGAAGTGCATCTTTTGGTCTTAACGTCATACTTGATATCACACTTTGTTATATCGTAGTCGTAAGTGTTATTTATCTTACCCTTAATCAGAGTGTTTGCTACTTCTTCGCCAAGGAAACCCGCAATGTTTCCATCGCCATGAGTTATGGAGTTATTTATTTCTCCCATTTCTCGTGACTTTGCCCAAGCTCGTTTTTTCATATCGTCCGTAATTTTAACTTCAATCATTTGCAAACCAAGATTTAAACCTATTCCATAGAGATTTCTTTTGTTTTGGATCGGTGGCCTTCGCCCCGTACTTCCGCTTTCGCATTTCCATTATACTACATTTTTCTATTTTGTCAAGGGCGTCTTTGTGTTTTTCCAGAAAAAATTTCTGAGACTTGTAAAAGTCGCTATCGGATAATCCCGAATCCCCTCTTAGGTTCGATTTCATAATTCTTCGTCCTCATCTTGCCATAGTTTGAAGTGAATATCCTCTTCCTCCTCGATGAAGCATATATTGAATTCTTGCTCCACCCTGTCAAATAAGTCTTGAGGGAAGGTAATGTGTATACCACTATCATCGGCAATGTAGGTTGCCTTCTTTAGCATTTTATTCCACGCTTCTTTTAAATCGTAAAACATTATTTAGGCTCCATGTATATTGGCGTGCGTTCTCCAACCCAAGCATTTAACGTATTGAAGTCAAGGTATTCCTTAGCCTCAAAGTATGTGCATCCAGAAGACATAAGGCTCTCAACCATCTTTACTATAGAGTACACTACTCTAATGTTACCGAAGTCTTCTGACACACCAACTATGCAATCGTCAAACTCATCAGCGAATAGAAGGGGTTGATCGTAATTTTCTTGTAATCGCTCTCTTATGTTATCCATAGTAACTCTTTATAACAAACATTGTTTCTTTCCAACCATTAACCTGATGCCGAACGTCCGCTTTAGATGCTATTTCGTGATCATTACCACCGGTGTTACATTTATCTCCAAAGAAAATTGTTTTGCCATTCACATGTTTTAATGCCTGACTTTTATCTTTTCCTCTTGGGTATATATCTGTGCTAATTTGACCGCCCACATCAAACCTCAGCTTCGGGTATCTTAGTGATAACCATTCGGCGTTATTCTTTCTCTCCTCAGCAACTTCATCCCACAAAGAGTAAGCTGATCTCTGTTCTAATGTTGCCGTTCTTCCTATGGTAGAAAAATTTACCATTCCGGGGCGTTCTTCAATGTTGCCCTTTGCTTTACCGAACCAATAGCTCCGCTCCGCTAGTATTGTCAGGTCTAATCTTAAGTGTGCCGAAATCGCCCATTTTGATTCATACATTAAAGAATTTCTTACATACAGTT